GGTACTGTCATGCGAAAGCAATCGATCCAGCAGGTATCAATGCTCCATTACCTAGTTTAGTAATGTTACCTAAAGCATCTTGGATATAACGTTCTAAGTCTTGGTTACTGCTTAATACTGCGCCTGTATTAACTGTTACCTGTGGTACTGCTGTAGGTGCTGCTGCTGCGGCAGCTGTAGTCGCACTAGATGGTAATTGCCCTGGTACTGCGTATCGGCCTGTGCCTGCTAAGAATGCATCCGCCTCAGCTTGTAATCTTGAAGACATACCAGCCAAAGCTCTTGCGCCAGCAACATCATTGCCCATAGCAAGTGATTGCTCGTATAAATTTTTAAAGATTTGATCGTACTTGCTAGGCAAAGTATTGAGGGCATTAGCCGCATTGTTAGCGCTATCAGCCAATAGATCGGCAGCTGATTTGGCGTTTAATTCTGCATTGTATTTCTTAGCCAAAGCCTCGTTATTATCTAGGATGGCTAACTTGGATTGAATGCGTAGTTTTGTCTCAGCATCTGTGGCTTCGCCTAACGCCTTCATTAAACCTATGCGTTCAACATCAAATTTTTCTGATAGTTTGTCTACCTCGGTTTGCTTCTTATTCTTTGCATCTAATAAGGCTAATTCTCTTTTTTTCTGCTCTGCCAATTTATTTTCTAGACGTAGTTGTTGGCCAAAAATACGAGCCGATGCACGGCCTTGTTTGTTGTCTGGTGCGGTCTTAGCCCTTTGTGCTGCGGTTATTTCAGCAAATCCAGTGAGATATGCACCTAATACTGGTATATTTTTTACATCAAATAAAACGCCACCAACTTTTGTATCGCCTAATTTATTTAATTCTTTAACTAAATATGCAACACCTACTACGCTATCTGCTACGCTGGTAGCAAAATCATCCATCAAATCTGTTGCATTACTAATGCTTTTATCTTTACTTAGTAATGACAATGCATCTAATAAACCTTTACCAATAGTTTCTTTAGCTTCTTCAGCCGCAACCGTGAGTTGACCCATCTTGCCTGCATAAGTATCTAATCTGCCTGCTGCTTGGCCTGCAAACTTCTTATTAAGTTCGGCCATAATCTTTTCCATATTGCCAGTCTTTAGTGTGGCCTTGCTTATGCCTGCACCTAACCTGCTAAGGCCTGTGGTGTTACCGCTAAAGCCACGTGTTAAGGCTGCGCTAACCTCAGTAAGAGATTTGCCTGTTGCTGCGCTTATATTTAATGCTGTCTGTAAAGCATCCTGGCTCTTAGTAATAGACCCTGTAGCTGTTAATAATTGCTGAAATGCTGGCCTAAGTTGGTCATCTAATACTCCATATAATGACTGTAAATTAGAAATATAATTCTCTACACCAGGTGCGCTGAATGCAAACCCTGTATTTCTAAGTTGTAATTCTAAAGACCTAGCAGCCTTCTCATCGGCCATAAATGCGTTGACAGCGTTTTTACTAAACTGTAATAACTTACGTGCTGCAAAAACACTAGCAAAAGTTTTGCCTAGTTTATTAACTGTTTGTTCAAAAGCAGTTAACTCTTTCTTGCCCTTTTTTAATCCTTTGTTATCAAAGGTGCTGACTGCGCTGACAATTAAATTAGCCATTATGCTGCCTTACGTAGTTGTGTTTTTTTATTAAAATCTGTTGCAACTGTATTGATGGCAGATACTACGGCAGGGATAACTTTGTTAGATTTCTCAAACCACGCTCTATAGATTAGTCGGCCTTTTTGTTTACCCTCGCCTTTCATTTGGCTAATTGATTCGGCAGATTCTATAAACTGTATACCAGCATTAGGATTAAGGCTTTCCGAATTAATTGCGCCTCTGCGGTTTTTACGACCAGCGGTTTCAAAGATTGCGCCAGGCGCAGATATATTGGCTACATAAAATGCAGCAGCAAAGCCACTGCGATTACGTCTATTTGTTCCAGCGTTGTATTTAATTAAAGATCGTGCTAAAGAATAATCGTATGCTGGAAATGCTCTGAATTTAATTGTTTCGGCTGAAGCAGTGCGCTTACCCCAGCCACTCAATACTTCATCTTGGCGTGGCAAATAGCCACGTGCAGTATCTCGGACAATAAGCATCGCTGTTTTTATGTCTTTAGCCATCTGCTTATTAAGCTCTGGCTCTACTTCTCTCATAGCCTTCTGGAGTTGTTTAACGCCGTTTACTACGACTGGCATTTCGAATCTCCTTAGCTCTATCGGTTAGCACCTGTATAATTGCGGTATACATTTCGCTATCCATATCAATAAACTCTCTAGGCGGTATCCCAGTCTCTACGCTCAGTTGTGCGATGCTGTAAAGGATCGAATCCCGCTGGATTATTTTTTTTCGTCGTCTAGTACCTCGACAGTTTCTAGGCTGTCAATAAACTCAATTCCCCACAAAGGTATCTGAGCACCAGCCCTGCGTAAGCATTCATAAGCCAACCAAAATATCTCGGTTTGCCTTTCGTGCTCACGCAAGACTTTGCTAATACCTGATCCATACTTCAATTCGAAAGCGTACTCGACACCTGGTGTTATCTTGTGCTCTGATACTTCACCATTAGCCCTTGTTATCTTTAGCTTTGCCATTACTACTCCTTAGTTAGAATGCCACCGATGATGACACTGTGATTGCGGAGTTTACTGTAAATGTGATAGATGAGGTAGCAACCTCGGCTACGCCACCCTGACCGATTGGGGTCAAGTTATTTACAAGTACAGAGAATTGGTAAGTAGGGTTTGTAGCTGATACGGCAGTGCCTTTAACAGTGATTACTGATACTGATAAAGTCTTGCCAAAGGCTGCGCTCAGTGTCTCGTTGACCTGAGATGCTGCCCAGTCATTGATAAAGTCAATAGTGAATGTGCCTGATTGTAGACCAGCAACAAACTTGTGTGCTGTGTCACCCATAGCGGTTACTTCTAACTCATCCACGATCTGATTAATTACGGCATTAGTTACGTATGAGCTAATGTCGATAGATGGTGTGGTTGGCGCAGCATTGGTAGCCAACTTAACACCTACGTTATTGTTTAAATAAATTGCCATACTTTATTCCTCGTCTTTCTTAGTTTGTGCAGTTGGTTTTGGTGCGCTTGCTAATTGGCCTGTCTTTTTCAAGAAGGCTAAGTCTTCTTCGTGTGTGCTCATTTTAACTCCAGCTCGTTAGGATTGATACAGTTATTTCTGATGTTAATAAATCTCCACTAGCTGCATTGGTTATAGCTGGAGCGGAGACACTTGATATGTTGTAAACCAGGGTAGATGCCGCTAGTTTAGTTACTACTGCCACAATAAAATTCTCTATGCCTAATAGGTTGCCTTGATTGTCAAATGCAGGTGTAGTTATTAAAATCTTAAAATTAGCCAGGGGTGCTATACCTGTTTGGCTATTATTGTTTGGCACGATGTAGGGGTCTGAGGGTGTGACTACCACGCTATTTGCAAGCAAAGTGCTGGGCGGAAAACCAAAGGTTGACCATACGCCATTATTTGTTAATGCTGTTGCTAGTGTGCCACGTAGGGTGGAGATCGCTGCCATTAGCCCACCAGTGATGCTGGACTTGAATACGGCTGGATGAGACCACGCACTCGGTTAATCAGCTGATAACCCATCCGATAGGGGCTGGCACTGATCCCATCCATACCGACCCCACCTGTCTGGCTAACTTGTCTTGCTTGCCAGATGTCCACTGCAATTATCATCGCAGCTTCTCGTATTGCAGGGGTGCTCGCATAAGATTGGGTTTTGTGTTCTGGGCCTCTTGCGTTGCCATAAGGTACTACTTTATGAAAATTTTGATTAGCTGCTGTTTTTGCATATTGCACAAATGAATATCCGTTAGGGTAATTAGTTTGTCCATATTGATACATAAATACTGGAATAAGGTTAGTTGTGCCTGTGCTTGGCGGTATTGTGCCAGTGATTGTGTAAGTGCCGTTAAATGTTGAACCACAAGCGCTTACTACTATTTGCTGACCTGTTACAAATGCGTTCGGATTAGAAAGCATAAGTGTTGCCACGTTATCTTGTAATGCTGTGCCTACTACTGGGGCATCGTTATGCCATAAGTATTGGCTAATTAAATCTTCTGCCGATTGACAGCATTCTTCCACAGTCGCATCAGAGTAGAGCGAGCCAATACCAAGATTTGCCCTTAACTCGGCTGTTGTAACAAACGTTGCTGGCATCTCTACTCCTTTGCTAATAGCTCTCTGGGGCTAGGGCTACTAAACCCCAGAGATTACTGATTGTTTGATCGGTCTTATCAGGTCTTCTTGTACTTGATAATTCCGTTAGGCATCTTGGCGATTGTTGCCATATATCCGTAGATTGCTACCTGTACTTGTAGGTTTGATACTACGTTAACAGACATATAAGCCTGTGGTGAGCGATATACAGTAAATGCTTCTGGTGCAAGAATTACAGCAGAGTCATCATCAAATGTAGTTGCTGAGAAGTTCTTGTCTACGTATAGATCAAGTCCTAATACTGAACCACGGATTGATTGTGGGCCAACTTGGCCTGCTGCGTTCATTGGTTGCAAGGCGTTAAATACTGGTCGCTTTGTTGTATCTTGTGCACCGATCAACGCACCCCATTGTGCTGGGTTAGCGATGTAATTCTGTGCAAAGTAACCTGTGTTTGAGTAGATAGTACGTGCACCTTCTGTAGTAAATGCAACAATACCATCTAGATCAGCAGATGTATTTGTTCCGTTCATACCAGCTGCAAGTAACGCTGTTAATACAGTTGTATCGATTGTCTTCAAATAAGCTAGAGATAGCTGATTTGTCAACTCCTCATAAAATCCAGGATAGCCTGACCTCTCTAGAAGCTCCACGGATAGCGTATTCATACCACTGTACTTGGATACTGTTCCTGAAAGATACTGGCTGACCATATCTGTATTTGACACTGCGCCGCCTTCGGCTTCTACAGTTACAGTTGGTGCTACACCAGTTCCACCACCACTTGAAGTGACAAGTGAAGGGATATTGATTG